ATATTGTAAGCAATAAGCTCTATAGCATCAGAATGGAATGGGGTCGTTGAGGTCGTCCGTGGCGTCAGAACTGGTGATACTCTGTTCAAATTCAAGAAGCCCTTGCTCTGTAAACTCATCTCTTATTTCCTTCATTTTCTGAAAATACGCGACCATACCTAATACTTCTTCTTCTTTAAGGTCGCAAAGCCTTTTGCCCCACCCCAACTCGCTAAACATCTTAGCGGCGTTTGTAAGTGTATCGCTTTTCTCCAAGGCCTCTAATGTACCGTCACTCCGTCTGGAATTATTATGTTGCATAACTCCGTGCCCTCCATTTGCATCTCTGGGTTTTGAAATGTTACTTGATAAATCTCTTCCTCATTAATCAGCATATATGCCATACCAGAGGTAAAATTAAACTTGTGCTTATGTGCCGCGTCTTCGATAAAAACACCCATAGCGTCTAAAATTTCTTCATCTTCTGCCATTTCGCTTATAGTTATAAATCCGTCAATGCTCTCTGAGCCCTTGTCCTTAAAGAATAGCGTTAGGTTGATTTCCACACGCATCTATTGCTCCAGTGAGCTAGCGCTCTTAGCAGTGGCTTCTGTGCCTTTGTGAATGTGCCTTCCAGTAAGTTCTTCTTTTACATTAGCATCAACAAATGCATCATCAGGACAAATCTTGTCCCACTCCTGAAGCTTTAAAAGTTGCTCTCTTTTTTTTCTTTCAGTAACTCTCTCAGAATCAGCCATTAAACTTTCCTCAATAAGTCGTCTAAATTAATTAAGAAACCTTGTGATGTGTTTCTATCCCCGCCGCGTATAACATTGCCATTATTATATTCGTTATTACACAACTCGGTTAACCTGTCTTTCGATACAATTATGACCACACCTGTAGTTAAAACAAAAGCCCAAAAATCTGATTGTGTTGTTGTAATACCTGACGGTTTCCCGCGACATTCAAATTCAACAAATACACGCCCAGACTTATGAGCTATTTTATCATTCTTTACTTCAATCTTTTTGTTCTGAAGTAAGTCACCGAGGAATTGTTCGGCTACCTGACCAACTAAAAGGTCGTGGCTAAAGTCGTTATTGTATAGCATCGCTAGTCCTATTTATGATGCAAGGGTGGGTAGCTTTACGGCACTGGTGCTACCCAAACCAGCTAACAGCTCTTTAACCAAGATTGCCGTTAGTGCGCCTTTAATTTTATTTAGCAGACGGCAGAGGCATCCGCTTGTCTGCAAGGTTAACATTTAAGTCTGCTTTAGTCATGCTCTTATTATTCACAAAGCAATGAACAGCGCGGCTTAGCAGAACAGAATAGTCATGCGAACTAATATGCATTCTGTTCATACGCATGAACGTAATGTGCTTCATAAGCTTCACAGGACCGCTATTAGCCTTTCCAGTACCCGCCATCATAGCAGCAAAGAACTTCTCAATATCGTTACGATAGCCGCTATCTACAACAGAGTAAAATGTTGCTGCAATAGGACCAATAGGGTAACGAGTTTGAGTATATACTTTACGCGCCCATGACACGCCTTCTTGCAACAAATCAGGATTATATTTGTTCAGGTAGGCTCTTTTAATCATGTCGTTGTTTGCTGCCCCAGCGGTGTTTGTTTTGCCCCTTTCCCAATTGATAAGGAACTTAATTGTCTGAGCAATCTTATTAGAGTTTGTTACGCCCATGATTGCCAGAACATCATCCGCGCCACGGTTCTTGCCCGTGTCCATGTGATGAAAAGTGTTCGGGTCAATCCCATAAATGGCATGGGTGGTAAACGGCACTTGAGCTTGCAAACATGCAGCCAATCTGTTCTGCCCATCTTTAAGAAGCCCGTCAGTACCGAACTTAATTGTTTCGCCAGTTAGTGACCAATTATTGTTTTGCATGTCTCGCTTGTATTCAATAATCTTCTGCGCCTTACGCGGACGATTTTTGATGTTCAGGTTTGACAAAATATATTCAGCCAGCTCTGGCGTGAATTCACATACCCGACTATTCTCAGGTGGGTTTTTAATTAAAGCCTTCAAATTTGCAATTTGCTGCTTTGGAGAAAGCTCTGATGACAGCTTGCGCTGTTTACTTGTAATGCTAGTTAAAGCCATTTTCTTATCCATACCGCCGTTCCGTTTGTATGGCGGCCCCTCTGATGTTGCTAAAGTTAAAGGAAGAAGGGTCTAGCCTAGCAACAAAGCCAGACCCTTCTTTTAGGCGGGGTGAATGCTTAGGCTCGATACATATAGAGAGCCCATCACTGTAGTGGTTCCGCTATACAGCAGTCTGACTTACACACCCCTATCTCTGGAGACGCACAGCTTTCGCCGTAATCCTGACTTCCAGAAAATTATTGTCGGGAAGAGCCAAGCCCCCTTCATTGTGCCCTAGGAGTCACAGGCAGCTACGAGGCTCCTCCCTAATCAATGCCAGAAACCCATTCGGGTAACGAAGCATTGAGTATTACTTCTGCGCCCACGCTGGAACAACTCCAGCCGTTGCTGTTACCGCAGGGGCTTGAGCATTCATAGCGGCCTGACCTTGTGGCGGCATTGAATTAATCAATGTCTGATTAACTGCTGGTGCCGCGCCACTACCGCCGCTAGGAATGTAATCACTATTGTCTGGAGTCAGCGCAATAGTCATTTTGTTCTTTGCAGCGTATCCATTTTGCTCCGGCTCTACACCAACCAAGAAACAAAACTGTTGTCCTTGCAGGGCATCAAGGCCAGCAATATTACGCTTTTGCTGAGCCTCTGGAGACATGTCAGCGCCCTTCAAGTTATGGATGCTGTCAATCATGCGCCGGAGCGTTTCAAGGCCAATCTGACGCGCCACAGGAACGCCGTTACTGTTTAGCTTGTCACCGTGCACAAAAAGGTTATGCCATACTTTGCGCTTATCGAACTGACCGCCAATGATGGTAAATTCCATCGGGCAATACACTGCGCTAGATGACATGGACTTCTTGAAAAGAAAGCCAGGCCCAAACTCAGGCATTTCGCTGTCACCGCCCAATAGATTAATAATCGCGCGAACAGGTGTTTTGTCTGGCATAAGCTCTAAAGGCTTCTGTTCACTGCCAGTTTCTACTTCATTAAGATTAAGCATTTTCTTCCGCTCCATTCATTTCACTTGGATTTACAAAGTCCATAGGACGTTCATTTTGTGGCGTACCGCCACTCATCTTCTCTAGAAGTTTGCCTAAGTGCGGCTCTTCTAGAGTATCTAATCTGCCAGACCTGTCTTTAGCTGGGTATCCCCACTGGTTCAGTGTCTGACACACAAAGGCGCGATACGGAACTCCGTTATCATCTGACATAAGAGCCATTGTAATAACTTCATCCACAATGCCCGGCAATTCGCGTCCAGTTTTAGAGCCTTCAATTTGCAGCTCATAAGTCTGGCGACCATACTCATCTGTCCTTTCATCCAGAATGCCAACAAAGATTACATTCTTATCGCGGATGTGCTGGAGATGTGATAGCCACCCCATCATTTCACGCCCTTGCATACCGTAAGCTGCACGAGTGTCCAGCTTGCCAGTACGGTCTGATTTACACTCAGGCTGGTTCTGACAATGCGTAAAGCACAAACGCCCCGCTACGGTAATTGAGTCAACAAAGATTGTGTCATACTTAGACAAAACATCTGCTGGGTTTCCATAAGTCTGACACACATAATCGTAATGTGCCTGACTGTAAGTTGCGTCCTCACCCAAAGACGGGTTCGGCCCACCCAAGAACACCGCGAAATCACGGCACTCTGTCCATGTGCGCGGACGAATGACATCAATGGCTACGCCTTCAATAGCCGCGTCACCCGCTTCTAAATCCATGAACAGGGTCTTGGATGTGTCGAGGGTGCGAGCAAGAGAAGTCTTGCCCACCCCAGACTGACCACACACAACTAGCTTGTGGCCCTTCTTTTCGTTTAGCCGTTGTTCGGCTGTGATAATGTTAAGCATCATCATCTCCCTCAACATCAATGCTTGTACCCTGCAAATGCACAGTACGCGCATCACTAAGCCGCGCCTGAATTTCAGGCGGAGCATTATTATACTTAGCTTCTGGGATTGTGTATTTGACAGAAACGTAGTGACGAGCAGTATCTTCATCCATACCATTTAAGATATTTAGAAGCCTACCTTCATCCCACTCCACGCGCTTGCGAACATTGACCTTTAGCTTATAACCAGCGTCTTCAATGGTTACGCTGCCAAAGTCTTTTCCGTTTTGACGCAAAGTGTCTTGCGCTCTGCCTAGATAGCGGTTCTCAAGCTCATTCTTGATAACCTTTACTTTTTCCTGTGACTCCACAATAAGCTGGTCCAGCTCTTTCTTGAGCATGGTTAATTCAGCTAGGGATGCGGAGGACACAGACGATACGTCTGAATTGGTCATTGCGACCTCCTTGGTTAATATTTTGAGCTGTTAAACTCTTTCGATACACCCAAGGTAGTGATACTTGTTTCACATTGCAAGAACTTTTTTTAATTTTTTTGATTTTTTTTCGATATCTTTATTTCTATGCCATGCAGAGCCTTCATTAACTTCTTCTTTAATTTGAATATATCTGTCTCCACGCCCTTGGCATCTTCGACTATAAATTCGTCCTCGCTGTCTTTATTCGGCTTGTAGTATGTGTAGTCGGCTATGTACGCGCAAATCTTTTGCCCGTCAATGACCATGTTAAATCGCACCTGTCTATCTAGGTCGCGTATCTCGCCGTTTTCTTGCATCTTCCAGAGCTGCCCATATCGCTCTGCCTCCCACTTGCTATCAAACTTCATCCCCATAAATTCGGTTTTCTTCGCACCGAACTTATTGCGTTTCTGATAAAAACCTTTATTATATGTCATTATATGTCCCTTTTTGTTGGAGGCTTTTGTGGCATCAGGAAATCATAGAACTGTCGGAATTGACATGAGAACCTATAACAAGCTGAGAAAGCTTTGTGAAGATGAACACCGTAACATACGTCAACAGATTGGTATGCTTGTATCTGAAGCTTACAAGGAAAAGTACGGTGATTCAATTGGTTCTATGGGAATTGGCTCAGTTGGACAAAAAAATACGGTCTAAGCAATTTTGCAAAGACCGCTGCTCCAAATCATCTTTAATAAATTTTGCAGGCGATATACGCTTTGTCACCTGACCTTTTAGGCACTCTACTGGTTTAAACAAAACGCGCTCTGGCTCTACTGCAACAAAGGCTATTATATCGCATTGTTGTTTTGTTAGTGGCTTTTTCTTGCCGCCATGAGATGTAGCGAACTGATACCCCATGTGCGCGGCTTGCGCTCCGCCTCTGCCTTTTAAAATGCTAGATTTAACTTGAACGCGCAGAAAAACATCTTGCCAATTAATAATTACATCAACCGTATCTAAGTTGACTATTTGGCAAGAGTAGCCAAGCTTCATCAAGCGAACCATACATATATGTTCGCCTAGCTTGCCAGCCTCGAAAGGATTTAACATCTTCCCCCCGTTGGAAGTGTGAAATTTATTTCTTGACAGTACGCTATAAGTATGACCTAAATGTTAATATAGTGCAACTTTCTAGGGAGACATCCCATGATACAAGAAGGTGATGGAAAAATGGCGCGGCTCATGTCGTATGGGTTGTGCCCTAAGTGTGAAACAGAAATGCAATTTAAATCTGACGGTCTTGAAGAGGATTTTATGGTTTGCCCTGTATGCAAGCTGGAGATGCTAACACCAAGACACAGTGAGATGGAGATTGTTGTAGAATTGGAGTAGTTATGTATACAGCAGTTATTGTTGTATGCGCTGTTGTCGGTAGCGGCTACGGTAATCATTGTTTTGAATTAAGAGACAATTGGGGGCCGTATAATTCTCTATCGGAATGCAAAGCGCGTACAGTTGAAATGTCAAAATTTAGCGTCAATGTTTTTAGCGACCATAAATTTCCTTATGAATCTAAAAGCTGGCGTTGTGATTATGATGCTGATGGAGCGGCCTGACAGGTTTCGCCTTGGCAGCAATCATCTATAATGCAGTCACAATT